CGGCCGGTCCCTCGATCGGCGTCTTGGCCAGCGCCAGATAGACCTCGTGCAGCGTGATGGTCAGGCTGCGGTTCGCATCGATGGTGAAGGCCAGGGCGAACTCTGCCGAAGTGCCGGCCTGCGCCTGGGCAAGCAGCGTGGTGTTCTCGAAGCGCACGGTGATCTGGCCGGTGCAGCGCGCTATGCCGGGATCCACGCCCTCGACGCGGCGATCGGCGCGGATCGTCCGCACTGCCTCCATCCCATTGGCATAGGTGAGCCGCGCACCGGTCACCTGAGCCAGCGCCGAGCCGCTGCGTGTGATGCTCCCCTGCGCCTTGTTGAAGGCCGTGTAGGCCGCGCTGGTCGGCGTGCCGCCTGACGTGGCGCCCGTGCGCACCGAGCCCTGGCCCAGCAGCCCGAAGGTCGCGGTCGCCGCGCCGGTCGGCGTGAAATCCAGTTCCAGCGTGTCGGCGCGCACGCCCGTGCACACGTCGAAGGACGGCACGTCGGAATATCCGATCTCCATAGCGTTGCTGGGCAGCGCCGCCGCGCCCGAGGCGAAGGTGTGGATGAAGTTGGTCGTGCCGGTGGTGGTCGGTGCGCCCAGCAGCAGGCGCAGCCAATGGCCGATGTTGATCAGGTCGACCGGCACCACCGCTTGGCCTGCAACCGTCACCGTGTCGAGGAAGGGCGCGGCCGGATCGCGGTTGCTGCCCACGCCGATGACGTCGGCATCGAGCAGCGGCTGCTCGGCGCCGAGGTCGCAGGAGAGAAACGGCATGCGCCGCCAGTTGCTGCCGGGGGCAGTGCCGTAGGTGGTCTCGGGCAGCATGAGCAGACGGCAATTCGCGCCGATGGCACGGGGCATGGGCTTTCTCCTGGATGGGGATCAGGCCAGCGGCGAGCCGGCGACGGTGAACCAGAGGGTGACGGGGACGGCGGCGGCGCGGGCTGCGGCGGCGCCCTCGAACTCGACATCCTCTAAGGCGGCGCTGCCGGGCTGCGCCCACTCGACGGCACCGCCGAGGATGCGGTTGGCGGCGATCGCCGCGCCGATATCCAACAGCAGCGCGTCGAGCAGCGTGTTGCGCGCGGCGGGCGTGGCGCCGGCCACGGTGACCTCGACCTCGGCGCGATGCTCGACCTGCCAAGCGAGCGGCGAGAGGATCGGCGTCTCCTCCACTGTCTCGCCGTCGCGGACGACGACCAGCCCACCGGCGGGAATGCGCTGCGGGATGGTCTCACCACGCAGCACCAGCGGTGCCGGGTTCCGCACCGCCAGCGAGGTGACGATCCGGCCGTGCAGCGCCGCGATGGCCGTCTCCCGCGCGCTCATCCTGCCCTCCCGCTCTCGCGTTCCCACGCCGCCACGAACCGCCCTGGCAGGCGGCGTAGGCCACGCTCGGCAGCGCCCCGAACATCAAGTCGCTTGGCGAGCTTCACCTGGGGCAGGAGGAGGAACATCGGCACCATCCCCTGTTCCAGCAGCCCGCGCGCCCAGGCCTCGCGCCCCTTGCGGTTGGCGGTGCCGACCTCGGTGACACCGCCCGCCACCAGCCGGGTACGACGCCGCCGCCCGGTCTGCTCGCCCTGGCGCAGCGGCAGGCACCACACGAAGCCCCGGCCGGACTTGAAGGGCCGGAGGAACGCCTGACCGGATGCGACCATTTGCGCCGGCGTGACGCGCATGCCCTTCTCGCCGCGACCCCTGCGTCCGCGCGCTGCGTTGAAGCCGGTCGGAATGGCGAGGAACTTCCGCCCGCCCTTGGCGCGGATCACGGCGCCACGCTCGAAGGCGTCGATAACGTTCGGCACCTTGGTGAAGACCAGCCCCGCGGGCCGCAGCGACTGGCCGGACCGCGGGAAGATCATCGAACGCCAGGCATTGGCGATGCCGCGCGCGTTGCCCGAGAAGGCGGTGGTGACTTGCCGGCGCAACTCGGCCTTGACCTGATCGGTTTCGGCACGGATCGCCGTCATCGCTGCGCGCTCGCCGGCGCGCACCTCCGCGGCAAGCACCTGCCGCAGATCGCCGACGATGCGAGTCCCAAGCCTCACGGCGTGCCTTCGCCCGGCGGCAAGCCGGTGCGATGGCGGATGATGGCGACCGCGAGATCGTGCAGCGCCGCCTGGCCGAGGTAGCCGAACACGAAAGCGAACAGGAATCGCCCGTATTCGTTGAGCTCGAGGAAGCCGCCGAGCGCATAGCCAGCGCTGCCGACCAGCGCGGCGGAGGGCACCTCCCAGGCGAGGCACCAGCCGAAGCGCCGGCGCTCCGGGTTGTTCCAGCGCACGAAGCCGCCGGCGAGGCCGGCCGCGGCGCCGAGCACCAGGTCGCGCAGGATCTCCAGCAGGGTGAGGGCGTTCTGCGGCATGGGGGAGCTCCTATCGCTGACAGAGCACGCGCCAGGCGGTTCCAGAGGCGTCGTGCTCGGCGTGCTGGACGGTCAGGGTGTCGGGACCGAAGGTGAAGGTGTCGCCGGCGTCCACTGCGGGCAGGACGCTGATCGCGACGGACAGGATGTCAGTCGCCGAGATGATCCCGGTGCCGAACGCGTCGGCCACGCGATCGGGCGATGACCGCAGCACACGGAGACTGAGGGGCGTGTCGCTACCGCTGTGGCGGTAGATCGCTTCGGTGCCGAGGTTCGGGTCTGCAACCAGCGCCTCCATCGCCGCGGCGAAGGCGCTCATCGCCCGCAGGCTCCGCGGATGCGGGCGCGCAGATCGCCATAGTCGTCGATCATGCGCGCCAGCACCGAGCCGCCAGGCTGCGCGGCCATTTCCGCTGCCGCCTGACGCTGGCTCTGAGCGTCATAGGGCACCAGCGCGAAGCAGGTCGGCTCAGAACCGACCGGAGCGCAGGCGCTCAGCAGCGCCATCAGCGCGATACTCGGCAGATGCCGCATCGGCTCTCTCCCTGGCCTCGAGGGTGTCCTGGGCCACCTGGCGTTCGATCTCGGCGCGGCCTTGCCGCCGGCCCATGACCAGCAGGGCCAGGACTGCCCCTGCGCCCGCGAGAACGGCGGCCACCCAACCGCCGATGCGTGACCACAGGGCGGCGAGCAGCGCCGTCACTCCGGCCTCCGCAAGCGCCACAGCAGGACGCCGAGGATGGCGGCGAGGATCATGGCGACAGCGACCATCGGTGCAAGGCTGCCCAGTGCCTGGATGGCCGGTGCAGCCTGAGCGGCGACGGTCGCCACGCCGGCCGCGCCCACCGCCATCGCACCACGCCCCGTGCCTGTGGTGGTGGCGACCTGTCGCAGCGTCTCCGGCGCGGGCGGCGGCACGCCGGCCAGAGTCAAAGCGCGGTCGATGACGCCGGGCGGATAGGTCAGCCCGGCGCATTCATGGGCGATGATGGCCTCGACCATGGGACGCAGCTGATCGTGCCGGTGCAGGTTGACCGGGTCGTCGGCGCCGACACCCATGCGCCGCGCCACCACCGCAACATAGGCGCCGGTGTCGTTCTCCCCCGGCGGAGCCCAGCGATCGATAATCCGCCGGACCGTGCGCAGGCCATGGCGGTCCTGGTAGGTGGTGAGCAGGGCGGCCAGGGCGCGGATGCCATGCTCGTGGCTCACGAACCGGCAGAAGCGCCCGTCCGAGGGCGGATCGGCGAGGCCCTGCCACTTGTTGGCCGGGACATGCTCGATGTTGCCCGGGTTGCGGTTGCGATAGCCCCGCGTGGCCTTGGGATCGACGCTCATGTGCCGGACGCCGGGACACGCAGCAGCACGGCGCGGACGGTGGTGTCCGCCGCGAGCGCCGCCACTGTGGCGAGGCCCACCTGGAAGTTGCCGGTGGCGGTGGTGGTGAGGCGCCGGTTGGTGTTGTCCCAGAAGAGGCGCGCCCCAGCGGTGATGGCCAGCGCCGGCTCCTTGGTGATGTCGAACACGCCCTTGGTCTGGCATTCGATGACGGCGTTCTGCGCGCCGTCGACGGCGGCGACGCCGAACAGCGCACCGACGAGGACGCCCTGGCCGGAGGTGACGCCGCCCGAATAGGGGACGGCCAGCGCCAGGCTGTCGCCGGGCTGCACATAGTTGCGCATGAGGATGAGGTCTCCAGAAACGCAGAAGGCGTCCCGAAGGACGCCCTCTGCGTGGATTGATGATGGATGGGCTGATGGACGGCGGTGGGGATCAGGTCCCCGGGTTGAACCAGGCGCCGCGCCAGTCGATGGCGCCGACGCCGAAGTCGAAGATCACCGAGACCT